TGTCAGCTATGTCTTGTTGCACTGCTAGCTTCTGTCTTTCCAAGTCATTTTTCTGTGCAGCAAGAGAATTTCTATTTGCTTCTTTCTGTCTCTCTAAATCCATCTGAGACTTATACTGGTCTTCTTGACGTATGTCTCTCATGGCATCTACAAAGTCAGACTGCATGTTCTGATTGATATCAACCATTGAGCCCATACCTGCTGCACGTATTTCAGCCACAAGAATATCACGTTGTCTATTCTTCTCAGCCTCCATAGCATCATGATCAAGTTTAAGTTTTTGATTTTCAGCTTGAGACTGAAGTTGCTCTTGTTGCATTTGCTGTTGTTGCTGCATCTCTTGTTGCTTCATCTGCATTGACTTATCTTCTGCAGCTTTAAGAACTGAATTAAGTTCAGCAATTGAATCAGATTGAACTACTCTACCTAAGTCATATATACTAGCTCCTGTAGTATTATTATTAAGTGACATAGCTTTAAGTTGCTCAAGTATAGCTCTATGATTTGCAGTTGTGCTACAGAAAATGTTTAGATCTCTCATCAATAAGTCTGTTCCATTGATTTGGAAGTTTACATTCTCATCTGCTGTACTCATGTATTGCAATCTTAAAGATGGCTTCTTAGCATGATAGTATTGTGCTAAATCTGTACGCATCTGATGTACTCTTGGCATTAGATAATCACAGTGCTGGATAAAGAATACTTCTGTTTGTGCATATGATGCATTTACAGCTTGCTCTACTCCAGTAGCAGTTTGTTGTGATAACTGTTGACCCATACGCTGAGGATTCACACCAATTACTTCATACGCCTGTTGTTTAAAGTAATTGGCAAGCTGAATCCTAGACATGAGACGTTCTGTCTGAGACAGATCTAATTTCTGGAAGTGCTGGAAGTTTAATGCATTCTCTGTATTTGTGATAGATGTATCTAGAGGAAGCATCTGGAAATTCTTCATTGCCACATATGCTTTAGCCAAGTTTCCTTTACCCCAGTCTTCTCCTAGTGAGTGACGAGGTAATGAGTTTTGATCTAGCATAATAACAGTACCTAATTCATCTACTAGTATATCTGCTATTTGATTATTTACTATGTTGTATGCAATCTGATAAGGCTTCATCAAATCTAGAAGCGCTGTTGACTTAGTATTTCTATCTGAGAATACTGCTCCTTCTACAGGAAGTTTACATCCATAAAGTGATTCATCACCTTTAAACTGGAATTTAAGCGGACCCAGTTTATTTTTGTCAACACCAATATAGATAGGTGTAAATCCTCCAGGGTTGTTCATACCCCAGAATGATGGAATGTTTGGTCCAATCTTAATACCACCCCATACTTCATTGATCCAAATCCAATCAATATGTTCTCCATATACTAAGTTATCTTTTGTTTTATTCTTAAACAACTTAGTGTCATATATTGGTTTATCTGTAATACTGTAAGCTTCAGTTACTACTTCAGTAGTTACTTCACCATTATCTGCTATTTTAGTTAAGTGACCTACTTTACGTTGAGACTTCCAGTATGCTGTAGTTACTCTGAGTAAATATGCTGTACCGGCAACATTGTAATCTTCTCCTTCTGCAAGTATCTGTGAGATAACATCTCCTCCTTCTAATATATTCCCTGATACCATAGATGTATACTGACGGTATGCAAGAGAAGGTAGGTTAGTGTTCCACTCATGTGTCTTAGTAGCATCATAGTAAGAACCATCATTCTGCTGTCCACCAATATTATAACCTGCAGATCTGATAGGATAGATGGCTTCTAAAGCCTCCAATTGTTCTGTAGTCATTAGATATCCATAACGGTCAATAACATCAGCTACAGTAAACATATCTGTTTTACCTACCCAGTTAGCTTGAGAGATATATCTTGCGTCTGGAGATTTATGATAGAATGATAATACCGGATTCCAAAGTTCTACATTGTAATCATCTTCCATCATTTGGAAATGCCAGAACTCACGGTCAGTAATTAGAGAGTCACGGAAACCACGCTCTTCTAGTTCATCCATCTTAAATCTTTCAACATCTACTTTATGTTGATGAGAAGCCCACTGTTCTATCATTGATCTATAATCTTTCTTATAGAACATTTCTACTTCAGGTAGAGTTTTAAGTTTAGCTGGATCAAGTTCTTGTTGTGCTTCAGGAGAGTTAGGATCTAATCCTTGCTCAAGTAATGCAGCAATGATTTTCATTTGTGCATCACCCATGAGTACTTCCTCAACATCTGCACGTTTTTTCTCCATCATTTCATTATAGGAGAACTCATCTACTGCACGGTATGTAAGTTTAGTTGATCTCTTAGCAAACTCAGCTACAAGAACATTGATTACATTTGGGATGATTGGATAGAATTTAAGCTCTAATGCTGAGTAATCTTCTTTTGTAAGTGTCTCTACTATATCCCTATACTCATTATCCTCTTCAATAATATAATCTGACTTATCTATAATGCCTTTAGCAAGCTTATAGTTCTTCATAAGTCTACGGGCATTTTTACGGATTTGCTTAAGACCATTCCATTCTAACCAGTCTAAGTTCCATGCTGCCCACTCTTGATCTTTTTCTGCTTTAGGTAAAAACTGAAGTGGCTGGGTGATACTACCCATTCTATTATGTTTCACTTTAGCTCCACCTTTGAGCTGCATTGCGTTATATACCTGCATAGCTTTTATTTAAAGTTTTTAAATGGTGATCTTTTAAATCCTGGGCCACCACCTCTTGACCCTTTACCTAAATGACGGAAAGGGCTGTTATTTAATTTATACAAATTTTCTGACTTTTGCAAGTTTTTAGAGGCATCATCCATAACCATTCTTTTTGCGTAACCTCTGTTAGCCTGTTGAATACGCATGAATGCTACTAATGCTGCAAAGGATACCAAGCGGTCAACATTGAGTCCTTCCTGATATGCTTTCATTTCCTTAAGCAACATTGGATCTGGAATACGTTCTATACCATAGTTTGTCTTTACAATAGTACCGTCTTCTTTTGTTGCTACATCTAATTCCTCTCTTGTATATTCTATAACATAACTTAAGAGATGTTGCTTAAACAATACACCTGTATTTTTCCAACCATATTCCTGGAATACATTAGCATTAGCGCCTAGGTCCTTTAAGAACATAATCTGTGTTCTTGGTACTAAATACTTTTGCTTCTTTCTAGAAATCATATACTGAATAAACAAAGAGATGTTATTCTCTATTACTGTCCATGCATTATACCATTCTATTATCATTTCTAGTCTCTCATGTGTTTTTTTGATATCATCAAATCTACCACACCAGGCCGCTACTATTTTGTCTTGCTCTATAAATGTCTCAGTCTCACCCATAGTAACCTTTGTTACTTCAACCGGAGCTTTCATTACATAGATAGAACATAGTGATTCTGAGGTAGTTGTCTTACCTTCTGAGACAGGGTCAATAGATGCATAGTATGTTACAGCAAATTCAGGATTACTAACAGGTCTTTCCCATACTACTAATGTTCCTGTCTTATCTTCTGTTTTCTTAGATATAGGAAACTCTGATATAGGAAGTTTATTAGTTTCTTTTACTGTAACTTTTCCTTCTGCATCTCTACGTATATCTAAGAATTCATATGAGTATTCTTTTTCTTCTATTCTTCTTAACTGAGCATTAACAAGATGCTGAGGGAATATAGATACTTTTCTATGTGCAAATGCCTCCTCAATGTTTCTTGGATGCTGAGATACCTCAAGCTGATATGTTTCTGGAGACATCTTCTTTTTGCATTCCTCAAAATACTTATCAAGGGCTTCTAAAGATTCTTCTACAAGTGAATTACCATAGTCATCTATATAAGGCGGCATAGACCATTGTTCAGGAATAAATAATCCTGACATACCAATAGTACCATCTTTATCTATAAGATTAGTGTCTACTGCATATATCTCATTAGCCTCCGGATTAAGAATCATTTCTTTCAGTGGCTCACACTGATCTAAGTCACCCACAGATCCTGCAGCTATAAACATACCTGTAGTAATCATACCTGATTTAAGTGCAGGCTTGATATATCCAAAGGTAGTATCCATCTTAGGAGCAATCCCTGCTTCCTCATGAAAGAAATATTTAACTGGTCCACCGACACCATTAGTAGGATCTTTTTCAAAGGACATACCTTGTATTGTACCTTTAAGACCTACTTCAGCTTTTCTATCTCCTTTTCTTACCTCAATCTTCTGTTGCCACATCATGACTTTGTCTGGTGACATAGGACGGTACCATGCTGTATGCTCATTTAAGAATGCTGCATATTCAGATAAAAATTTCCATGTACCTTTCTCATTAATGTAATCCTTAAGAGATGCCCCCATCTTAAGAGTAACACCTGCCTCAAACCATTGCTGATTTATTAGCTTACCTGCATGGTAGTAAGAAGAAGCTATCTGACGTTTCTTGAGTATAGCTGCATGTTTATAGTGTAACTCTGCTAGTTGCTCATATAGAGCCATGTGATACTGTGCATCACGGATATCAGCAAATCCAAATGCCTGTATCTCCTTGTTGAAAATAGGCAAGAAGTTAAGCCACATATAATATTCTCGGGCAAGATACCAAGTTTCTTTTCCTGACTTAACTAATACACCATTTCTACACTTAGTCTTTTGGTCATCCCAATACTTGATAAAGTCTTTAGATCTGAATGGTGCTGTACAATATACCTTACTTGCTTTAAAGATCTGAGCCTGTTCATTAAAGATCTTATTAGAGTCTTCATTAAAATTATACTGACCAGGTTCTTTGAATATAGTAAGTAAGAATATTCTTAAGTCTTCTCTAGTAGCAAAACTAGTAGTTGTCCAGACTCCGTTATCCCAAGTAGGTATGTTTTCCCAGAATGCTTCCATTACATATCATATGCTAGACCTTGACCACCACGTACTTTGCTTTGTTGTTCTTCCTGAAGGTCTTTGTATACTCCTTTGAAAGATTGTCTGATTGCATCAAAGTCTTTGGCAATTGCTCTAATTTGAGCTATGTTACCATCTTTACCATCAGTAATCTGAGTAGTAGATAAGTATCTTGATATTCTATCTAGTGCTTTCTGCATACCCTCATACGCGCGGGAGGTAGGAGTTTCATACATTCTTTGACAGAATCTAAGTGCAGTTACTATATCATCATCTTCTGTAGAGAAGGTTGCTTCTATTTCATTTAATACTATATCTTCTTTATCCATATGTGGGACATTGAAGAAAGGATTCATGTCCGGGTTAGGACAGGTCATGTAAAACAAATACAAGTAAATCTTAAGATAGTCTTCAGGATAATTATCCATTATATCTTTTAGTGATTTAAGTGTATAGCAGTGTTCTGTTGGAACAACTATGCCGTTTTGCAAATCAAATAGTTTAGCTATCATTTCTTTTTTATTTGGTCTCGGTTTTCATGTAACCAGTTAATGATGCTGATTACCTCATCTTTTAAATATGGTATTTCAATTGGTACAACTTCTTTAACTACAGGATCACCTTCTGAAGTATACTTTACAATTGGATATCCATAATCATCTTCTCCCTCAGTTTCAAACAATACATGATGTATAAACATCTTGCCCGGTTTTAACTTTGGATTATGTTTGAGTATAATATACATATAAATACTCAACTGTAATGCATAGTGATTAAAATGACAGTCATCTAGATTGTTTACAGGAAAGAGCAGTTTCTCAGATATTCCTTCCCAGTTTACATAAGACTCAGTCTTAATCTCTTTGTTAGTCTTATAGTCTGTAATGTTTACATGATCATTAACTACTTCTACAAGGTCAGACTGTCCGCATATTCCTGCAGACTTTAAAAACACCATGTGCTCAGGATATACTCCTGGATCTAGTCTTTGTACAGGTGCCTGTTTTAATCCTTCTATCTCAGCTACAGGAGGTACAATAGGAATAGTTATACCTTCTCTTTCTAAAGAAGCAAGAGAGCATAAATCATACTCTCTTTGATTATGGTAGTAAGTACCAAGGGTAGTGGCACGGTTTGCTTCATTATCCCATATCTCTAAAATCTTTTCTGGTGCAATGCCGTACCACTTAGATCTTTTAGACTTTGTTACTCTAGCTGCTACAGCTTTAGCATCAAATGGTTTCTTGAAGTTGGAAACAAGTGATGTAACACTTATCCATTTTATGTCATCTACCTCAATGCTTTTATAGCTATGATCAGCAGCATTAAATACTATACTCATAGTGCATCTAGTTTATCTTCATCTTCTTCTGATATTAAAGAGAACCATCTATAATCTGGGCATGAAGATGATAATGATCTTGTTTTAAACTGAAGAGAACATCCACATAAATTACAACATGGAGCAGTTCCCGGTACTAAACAATGTTTACCATCAACATCCTTACGCACACATGAAGTACATATGTCCATTCTATAAGAAGCTATCTCTTCTACAAACTCATCACGGATTACAGAGTTCTTAATTCCCTCCATGATTTGTTTTCTATTCTTCCATAGATCCTTTATTTTACCTGCCATCTTTGAATTTCTTTTTTTCCTCTAAAAACTCTACTATATTCTTTTTAGCATTGTAAAGTTTCTCAAGTCTTTGTTCTACCAATTTTAAGTTGTGATAATTTTTAAATGTATCTCTGTTATATTGCTTCAATGCTCCTTCATGTTTTTTTATTTGGACATTTACTGCACGTTGTTTAATTAAAAAGTGTCCTAAACCTGGTAAGTTTATTCTTGGTTCTTCTAAACTTGAAAGGCATCTTCTTACTTCTTTATAATAAAAACTTACAATATCATCTACTAATGACTGAGGAAGATCTAGTTCTTCTGCTACTTGCTTAATTATTACCTGCGGTTTCTTGGGTATCATTTCCTAAGAATTTATAGTCAAGCAATACTGTTCCTTCAGTCTGTATTTGTAAAGCTGGATTAAGCATAATAACTTTCTTGTTACTTCCATCTTTTACAACAAGATTATTCTTTTCTGCTTTGTTAATACAGTTACGTACAGTCTGTGGTGTTTTAAAGATCCAATCTTCTTCTGCTGAAGCATCATAACAAAAGTGTGTCAGCTCTATTGGCTGATTGAAGCTAAGTAAGGTAAGACAGTTAAGATCAGATTCACTCACTGCTATACGGTTAATATAGCAATGAGTTAGTATCTGAAACTTTACTACTTCCCACTTAGGCATACGCACACGCTTCTGTACTTGATTTACTAAAGCCATGACTAGGATTTTTTAAGCTTTCTCTCTTTAGATATTTCTTCACGCAACTCTTCTGGTGACTCAGACTCCTGTGGTGGATTCATCATCATTGCATACTGAAGTTGATACTGTGCTCTTTCAAAACGAGCTTTGTCAATCTTCATTAAAAGTTCCTCATGTTGAAATTGAGCATTCAAATAAGGAATTGATTCTGTGTAGAACTGCAACATTTCTTCTTTTCTTGCTTGCAATTCTTCATGTGTGAGCTCTTGCTCTTCTACTTTACTTTCCATAATTACTGTATTGGTTTTAGCAAATATACAATAAAAGTTTAAACTTGATATATTTAAAAGTAAAAAACCCAACCAGTTAGACTAGTTGGGTTAAAGTGTTAGTAGAGCGGTTAGCGGTTTTTAATTGTAAAGTTTAGAAGAGTAAACATATAGAACTCTCTTGATATGTCTACTTCTATAATAAAGAAATCAATTGCACCTAATCTAAATCTAATAGCAAACTTGTCCCAAAGTTTGTTTTTTGCTGCCCAACTATTTCTAAACTTCATACTATTCTTTTATTTCAAAGTGCATCCAGTCATAATCTTTTTCTACTCCCAAAGAAATAAACCCATGTTTGTAGAATATATCTATCATAGGCTTGTATTCTGGTCTAGCAAAACGTGCAGTACGTTTTGTTTCTTTTAGTGTATTTCTAGCAGGATCAAGATCTATTGCTATTCCCCAAGCATGTTTACTCCATGAAGCTCCTCCACGCATTTTGCGGTAATTAAAACAACCACCAAAAAGATCAATACCAAGTTCTTTTATTCTTGCTGACCCATAGTGAGAAAGAAGATCATTAAATACAGCAAGAAGATTATCAGCTATATCTTTATGACATCTTACTCTACTTGTTGTAGTATCAGCATCCCATGCTATGCGCAGTGGATAAGGACAGATGATTGTAGTTAAATACGCTGCCCCTGTTTCTGTTGGCTTGCCGTATTTAGCTGTTGCTTGTGCTGTAGTTAACATATTATTTTACTTTCAGTTGAACCTTGACTAGTTCACCTACCATATCAGATAGGTCACCTATTTTACTAGCCATGGTTTTAATCTCTTGTTGAGTTGTTTCTTGAATAAGCTGATATTTTAATCTATGCTCTTGTTCTAACAACTCAATCTTTCCTTTGAGCTTTCCTTGTTCTTCAATGTGACGATGACTATCATCTTTCAGCTCCTTAAGATCTGATGTAATGTTATTATATGCTGTTCTTAAGAAGAAGCCGATGAGTGCAAGTATGGTACCTGCTGCAAAAAGAGTTATTGTTAGATCCATGATTTACAAATATTATAGATATAATATAAGTAAAAATACGTAATTATCCTAATCTTCTTGTTCTTTTTTGTCTTCTACTGTAAGTTGAGACAAAGCTGCTGCCACTCCTCCGGCAGTTACTAAGTATCCTCCTAATGTTACGAGAGTAGCTGGCAAGGCTATAGGCGCAGCTATAAGCACGCCTCCTATTGCGCCTGCTACCAAACCCACCTTCTGAACCTTCTTCCAAAATGTTGGAGTCTTAGCACTCCATCTGTCTTTAAGTGTTTTCATAATTAAGAGTTAAATTCTACTGAATTGTATTGTGCTTTTATTGTTCCGTCTTGCAATGTAAAATTGTATAAATAAGGAAAATAAGGAATAATGTAAATATTTGCAATTGCCTCAAATGTAGCTTGGTCTGAAGTCCAATCTGACATTACAACAACATAAGATATTATATTATTAATATCGCAAAATACAACATTCCCGTATTGTTCTAGTTCTTGCACTAAAGCATTTCTATCTACTGCCATATTTAATATTTAAAGCGTATATTCATTCTATAACTATATCTAAATCCATTACCTGTAGGAAAAGAA